AGCTAGGAGAATTAAAAAAGAGTGCAGGATTGCTCACTGCACTCAAGTCTGCGGGTCACAGACAGCTGCTGACGCTACCCATTTCTATCTCTTACATGCTGGACTATCGATGTTGATAGAGCAGATGCATGTGTAGTAGATGCCAGAGACCTCTACCAATTTTTCGGACGTGGCCGCGAATGTGTCACTTGACAGGGGTACCAGCTGTTTCGGGCAGCTTATCTGTACCATCGGGTCCGGTTTCGCGGAATCCTTCAAGGGCATTGTTGACCGCCCGCAAGCCGTCAGGAGTATGCTTGCAGTTAATGTAAACAGGCTCCTTAAGAATCTCTTTTTGGAGAGTCTGACGGATTGTGATTTGCTTGAGTTGAATCTTGCCGATTGCATCTGCAGCTCCTTGTTGTGCGTCTTCTTTCACCTTGCGAAGTAGTTCCTGAACCTCACTCTGCTGAGCCTTCTCGTGCTCCACACCACGTTCATAGGTCCAATAGTGGGAGTATGCAAGGGCCGCAGCAGTGATCAGTCCAGTTGCGATGTAGCTATACATATTTGATTCCTGCGTCAGTACCGGCATTTGTGATGGTGATGATTCGATTCACCGCTTTGGCAGGTCGTGAGACGCCGGTGTGGACCCATCGACCATACTCATGAATGAGCTGGCCAATGCCTAACTCATCTACAACAGGCTCAAGCAGTCTGCACACTTCGAATGGTGTCAGGCCTTGCGCATTCCAATCCATTGCAAGGCCTTTCAGATGGTCTGATGTATCAGAACTACCGACGGCCTTGTTCAACTGAGGACATCTGTAAGCACTTGATGGATTGATTGGAGTATCACGCCCTACCACACGACTCAGATATGTGCGAATGCGCTCCATCATTTCACATGTCTGCATTGCATTGCCGTACAGCTCAAGTGGCAATGTGTTATCTATATTGCGATGATTGGTCGCAATGAACTCTTCCATTGTGAAATGTGGCGTGATGTAGTTCATGGTGCAAAGTCCAAATCATTGTCATAGTAACGTGAATCGTAATTGATGGCATTCAATTTCGATGTCGAATTGTCATTATCAGTTTTACTGATAACGAGATAGGCTCTGCGATCAACGTTCATTGTCGTACGCAGTATCATGTATGTGGCAGAATATGCATTGCCATCAGCATCGGTTACCAATGTGAATGATGGAGCGGTCGCCAGTACCACATGATATGAATCAGCTCCAGCGGAAATACCGATAGCTTCAACTGTTGCATTGAAATGTTGAAGGAAGATGGTATATGTGTTAGCACCTTCAAAGAAATATGGTTGTGACAATCTTAGCACTAATCCAGATTGTGATACCACATGACCATCTTGTACATCCGCACGTGTGTTATCTGCAACCAGAATTCGCTGGTTGTTGATCAGTATATCAGCTTCTTCTGTAGCATCGAACTCTATTACTACGCGCTGATATAACAGCCGGTTGTATTCTCTATAGGCATGCACATGTGCCGCTTGCAGGTTACGCACGCCTATACTTTGAATCTTCTTAGGCTTAGTAGCAGAACCATCTGTAGGTATCTTGAATTGTACTCGTGCATCATCTACAGGATCGACCCACTCGTACTCAATACCATCATAGTCTCTACCAAAGGACGTAGTACGCTTTTCAGTTTTTGGAATCTTGTTTCTATGATTGAATAACACTGCACTGTTATTCGTCTGGCGCTCATGGAATAATCGAATTACACTTCCTTGACGGTATGCTGTACAGAAAACTGTATTGCATACAGTGGCCAACATCTCTTCGAAAGAGACGTTGTCATTGTCGAATGTGTAATTGAATTCGCCAGATTCATTGAATCCAAAGTATGTCTTGACAGCTGCAATAGTAGAGTATATGTTGTCAAAATCCATTTCAGCATTGGATCTTGCACCAAGCGTTGGATCTTTACAGATGAATGAGATTATCTCATCCGCACTGTTAGTACCAGTGAGTGTGGAGCTGAAGGTGGACCCAGATATGCGTAATGGCAACTTACGTTGCACAAGCATATTGATCTGACGTTCAGACACAGCTAAAGCAGACTGAGTAGCTCTTGTAAGAGCTTGCACAGTTGTTACATCACCGAAATTGGTTTGTGCTACTGGAGCTACAGCATACATGTCACGCCATTTGATTTCATCCGCAATTGTACCTGCGAATGTTGTATCCTTAGGCGTAAGTCTTCTGGCTCGAACAGATGCACGACCTGTAAAAGTCAGCATCTGCCGCAATGTGGCCGCACGCATGCTCTTTACAGATGCAGATCCAAGAACTGTTACAGTGTAATAACTCTCAGGTCCAGTCAATGTACCTGCAGCATTACAAGGCGCAACGCCTAATTGCACATCGATATTGAATGCAGTCTGTGTGGCACCGTCGTCTTTCCAAGCCCCTTGCAATGCAACGAAGTTTGCAATCACTTCATTCATTGTGGTGATATCTAAGACGTATGGACCTACCCAATTGCTTGAACTTGCTCCTGCAGCTTCAAGTGTACCACCTAACCAGGCTGTAGGCGCATTTACCCAGTTCCAATAGTCTGTAACAAGGTATGGCGCTACCAGTACAATCTCTTTGGCTGACACTGTGCTAACTTCATATTCTCCAGAGAGGTACGCTACACCCCCCTGAATCATAGTTATACCAGCTGTTGCTGATACGAAGTCACCAGTCATTCCATCTATTAGTAACCATTGAGTATTTGATAACTCTGGGTCTACTAATGTAATAGTAGCAGTATCTGAACCACTGTCATAAGAGAATGAGGCAAACTCGTAGTGGCCATCAAGATTGACAGATATTGCATCTTTAGTCAGTACACCTGTAGTAAGTGTAAATGCATGACTAATGAATGCACTGCCAAGAACTATGGCAGTGGCGCCTATTATCTGTATGGTACCATCAAGATTGAATCTTACAGTTCCAGCATGAACTGTGGAGCTGTAATTCCAAGTTACGTCATCGATTGTAGTACCTGTAGAACCTGCAGGATAATCTATGTCAGGAGCTGTAAGAGTTAGTACTCCTGCAGGTGCAAATACAGTTGTGAAGTCTATATCACTGGTAGACAGCGCTTCGATATGAATGGTTCGACCGTATCGAATATTGCCTACACCTACTATACGTGCATCTCCAGCATCATTATTAGCCAGCAACACTTGGCCATTAACTGCTTTACTACGAATGGCGGTGACAACCCTCCGTCCGATTGGATCGCCAATACTTAACTGTATTACGGGTGAAACCTCATTAGGCGAATGACCTGGCCCATAGATCTCAAGAGAACTGCCTTCGATCTTAGAAACAAGAGTCTGGCCGTCACGGATACTTTCTACACCATCAATCAGTGGAAATGTATAGGCTCCACGACCTATACACATATAAGTATTCTCCACTTCTATGTGGTTTATGAATACTGAATATGGCAGGGCAATCAGATCTGGAATAGCCCGAACTGTACCGAATATATCTGGAATTCGGCCATTTACTCGTGGCTTATTTGTGCGGTCAGAAAGTTCGTTATTGGACGAACCTACAGTGTCATTTCTAGCCAGTACATTAGGTATCTTGGGACGTTGTGTAAGCAGTACAACCGTTGTCACTGCAAATACGACGGCCGCCCAGAATACTATGTCACCAGGGTAAATGATCAGATAAAATGGGCCCGGCATTTCAGCCAGTGCATCAATCTCTTTGTCTGAGTTAGGTGTGACATCTGTATCTTTGGACACATTACCATGATACAGTTTACCAGTAGGTGGAAATACTTCGAATCGTTCAACAAGAGCTTTACGAACATCGAACGTAGAGATGCGCTCCCATGCTTCGGGCATGCTCAACACATCTTCTACAATGATCAGCTCTTGCATGTGAAGTATCTCACGTATGGGAATCCACGAGTTGCAGTAGGTACATTCTGATATTCTACACCATGACCATGTATATGAAGGATTCCTCCATCCTTATACACGCCGATATGAGGAACAGTCCTGCCACGCTGCATGACCACAAGACACGGTGATACTGGGGTCGCAAGAATATGAAACCTCTTAACATGTTCTTTACTCAGGTGAACTGATTTGAATATCTCATGAATCTCACTCGATAAGTCTATGCTAGTAAGATCTTTCCAGACCTCAGCAGCAAAGTGATAGCAAGTATATGTGCCAGACACATACCTGCGATCCATGTATTTATCAAAGGAATCCACGAAGCATTGGGAAATCTGATACAGTGTACAACCTGCCAGTACGATTGAAATTCAGTCTAGGAGCCTTGGCTTCGAATGAAGCACCATTCTCATCCTGAGATACTGATCGAATTTGCAATACTAATGGTCCATATAGAGGTTGTGTAAGATCATCAGATCTGTAAACTCTATACTTTAATACTGGAGGCGTGTCATAAGTATTAGCTGCAAATACTGCATCTAACTCTTTAGGTAAGGTTTCTCCAAGATCACCGAATTGTACATTCACACCAGTATCTAAGTCATCACGACTATCTGCTTGTGCAATATGCATAGGCAGATAATCATATGTATGACTGCTGGCGTCCTCATGAGTTACAGTTATTCCTAATCTAGAGTTGCGTACTTTGTAGTACACTTGACTGAAACTAGGATGGGATATCTCGACCAGTTGTAATTGGACAACTGATCTAGGTGCACTGAAAAAGAACTCTGAATAGGCTGACATATTAGCTTATCCAAGGCAAGTAGCCTGTTGGAGGCGAATATGTAAATTCAGAGGCTGTAGTCCTGGTA